TGTGACATGAATATCAGCATTATTTACATGTGTATTTAAGTCTGTTTTTTGTGCGAATTTTGCGGGCTGCATAGCATCAAATTGTATTGTTAAATCATCCGCTTTTTTATCGACATTATCTAATTTAGTATTTAATCTCTCGAACGATTCGTCGAATATTTTTTCGTAATCATCCCAGCGCTCTACGTAAAATTCTGCCACCGGGAAAAAGTCGCTATCTATTAATGCTTTTTTTATCTCGAATTCAAACTTATATACGCGCATCGCTTGACTGTTTTTGTATTTTATATACAATTCAGCAATAGCATTTCCATCATGTGCTATTTGCGAGTCTGTAAGTGAGTATTCTGCAATTCCCCTCACACCATCAATAATAGTGGGTTTTACAAGATATTTACTCTCAGACTCCTTCCCTTTCGCTAAAATCATCGCAAGTTCTAATTCGGCAGCAGACGATAATCCTAAATCTTGATTATCTTTATCTATATTAAAAATAAGTCTAGCTGTTCCGCCAGAATCTTGCGTATAAAAAACAGCTTTTTGAAGTGGTTTATCTTCTTCTGTTGTGACGTTAAAATCATATACACCATTTTTATGAATAACGTTTTCAGTCATGTTCTAACCACTCCCCCGCCACTCAGTTTCGTAGGCGTATCAGCTTCCCAAGTCCCGCTATTGAGATTGAAAATATCGGCGCTTTGAGGGTACAAACCAATCGCACTTTTTGCGCCATGGACGATATTCTGAACCTCGACTCTAGCAGTGTTATAACCGCGAACATCAACATTTTGTGAGGCAAAATAACAGCCGTTGACATCAGCAGAACAAGCATCAATAAAAACCGCAGTGAACGGGTCTATTGCCTTAGTATTGAAGGCCATTCGGCATTTTGTAATCCTTACAAATCCGCAGCGTATAGCCTTGATAAAATAGTTTTTCGTTGTTCCTGCAGTATTTGTTTGTTCTATTCCAGCAATATAAATATATCCAGATGTATCAGATACTGAAATACTTCTGATTTGACAAGTAGTAGGACCAGCCGCAGGATCAACTGTTTCATAATTAGAAGATAGAATATATAATGTTACACCTGATAATGGCGGTATAATCACATCTTCATCATAGCGTCCAGGATTAATCCACAAGCGTAATGTATTACTATTAAATACACGTGGGAAATTCATGGTAGCTTTGTTAATTGTTTTAAATGGCTTATTTTTTTCTCCAGTCCCTGCAGTATCATCCCCTGAAACGGAATCCACATAGACCTCAATTGAACCAGCATCCAGACCATACAGACGATTTAGCATATATAATACTTGCTCATTTGTTAGTTCAATACTCGTTATTCTCGTCATCATGTTCTTTAAACTATCTGCAAGAGAATCTAAGTCACTATCTAATCTATCTTTCGCTAATTCAAATATTTTATTCTGTAACTTAGAAACCCTTAAATCAACAACTTCATTGCTAGAATTACCACCGGATGCAATAACTAAATTTGTAATTCTTTTTCGCAGATGTTCTATTTCATAATCAGATAAATTTAATCCATTCTCGATTATTTCCCAGTTATCATTTATCTTTTTCATAAATTCATATCCTTGCAATAAATCGTCTAATCTATTTAAATCTCTCATTTTTTAACCCCCTTCTTTACTTCTTTTAAATGTGCTAATGTTTTCGATAATGTCCCTTTCACACTATTTATTGATACAACTGGTGTTTTAGTTGATTGAGGATAAAGCGTTATCTTTTGAATTCTACTATAGACATCAATATTTTTTCCGCGAACATATCCTGCATTTCCTAGCCCGACACGCTCCACTTTTTTCTTATGAATATTCCCTTTAGTAAATTGCACATAGTCAAGAGTAATAGAAATATCCGGAACATCTTGCAATGTTTCTTTTAATCTTGCTTTTAAATTTGCTGTAGTAGTAGAATCATCACTATACTTAGCAGCATCAATAATGCCATAAATATCAGCGTTCGGACTCGTATACGTAGTTGTAACAATAGGATTACCATTATCTCCCGATTTACCATCTCCAGATATTCTAGTTGCTAGGTTTGTACTGTCATTTGTAAATGAAAGTTTATTTATATTAAACCCATCTACAAATATAAATGCATTCTCAATACCTATTTTTTTCCGAATAACAATATGATAATTTGTCACTTCGAATTCTGCTTTAAAATTCACTAAAATATTATTTAAAAGAACATTCAAAGCAAAATCATTTCCAAGGCTTTCAAAATCAAAAGAAGAAAAAGAGTCCAAAATTTCATAGGTGAATTTTGTCCCACTAACAATAAAGTCCATACACGACTTTATTGTTTGGCTTCCCTTAAGTTCAGAAGTGAGTAACTTATTATTTAGATCCTTTACAATGTGAAGACATTGTACATTATAGCCAATCGTGTCTCCTGAACCAATGCATGAAAACATCTCAATTCTATACATTTCTTTGCTTTCCACTTCAGTAATCACACATTTTTCTGTGATCATATCGAATGCTCTTTCGTTAAACTTTCTATACACTGTAAAATTTAAATCAGGTACTGTATTTATTTCGAAATTATTTTCTAAAATACTATGATTAGTAAGAGGTTCACTATTACCATATAAATCTGTAACTTCTAACATTTCTCCACCTCTTTACATGTAATAATAAAAACGAAAATCGAACGATATTTCTAAAGGACCCGTACTCCCCATGATTTCAATCTCATTCCATCCGGGAGCTAAACCAATTGTTGATTTTTCAGTGTCGCCATATATACCGGCTCCATTAAGCAAAGAGTAAACTTGATTAATTTCCAATTCATCCGTACGCTTTGTTATTCCTTTGTAAGACCATACTTGACCAGTAGTTTTATTATTTATCCTTAGTCCCTCTGATGCCCCTTTATAGCGAATTATAAAAGGGTATCTTTCTGGATTAATTGCTATATCTGAAGCGTTATATACCTTAAATTTGTTTGTATCAAAAACATATTCTGCTGTTTCAGACGATGGGATATTTTGTCCTAGGCTCCATTTTCTATTGCTAAATTTAAACCCATCTAAAGTAGAACCTACACTTTCAGAAAGACCTTGCGCGCAAACAAAAGTCCCCGCGATATCACAGATTGGTGCTCCTCCCTTTTGCTGAATGTTTAAAGACTCTACTTTTACTGGCCAACGAACCGTTTCATGCCTTTCATCAATGACATAAATTTCTTCTTTCCCACTTATAAATTTAATGAATTCGTTTCTTTTTAAGATGTATTCAGCGTAATTACTACATACTAAGATTAGTTGAAAAGTTATATCTCGCTTTGCTAAAACACTACCCATGTCAATCTCACCGTCAAATGTTTCCATGGAAACTCTTTCCGTTGTGAAGTTGGGACCAGGAACATTAAATTCTTTCACATCGACTTTATTTTCTCTAGTGATATACTTTGTTCCATCTTGTCGCTCAAATATTAGTCCATACATCTATTAGCCACCTGCCTTCACTCTCGATATAATTGTTTTAGCGTTTAATAGCGTATCAATATCATTTATTAACCACGATGCGACTGGCGTACTGCTATCATCCGGTAATACTAAATTCACTTGAATAGGTTGTGCATTTGCTACAATGTTTTTTTGATTGCTCACTAATTTATTACTATCTGACTGATATGCATTTATTGCTTGAGTGTTTGGTGTCACTGGAACATCGATGCGCGGAATCGAATTAGTAAGATTTTTACTCATTCTAGCTGCTTCTATGCTAATGATATTAGCATTCTTCCGCATACCGACGCCGACTCCCGCAATAACTTGAAAACCTACTTCGTTTTCCATTTTTCTTGAAGGTGAATGAATATCTAGTTCTTTTTTTATTGTGTTCTCGATTGTTTTAGCTATATTTGATGATTCTTTTTGTAAAGGACCATTCATGTTTTTAAAACCAGTTATAATCCCTGCAACAGTTTGAGTACCAAGAATTGAACCAGCAGTTTTAAATTGTTTTGCGTCTCCTAACTCTTTTAACCATGTATTTTTTGCACTTGCAATGTTTGTAGTCGCTTTTTTATTAGCTGCTAAAATAGCTTTATCCATAGTAGCCTTTTCAGATTTAGATCCATCTAATCCAATAGCGTTTGCGTTTTTATGTTTTTTAGACCATTCAGCTTGATATGCTTGGAGTTCTTTATCAGACATATTTGCGATTGCGCTAATTTGTCCAGTAGCACTTAAACCTTGTTCTCTAAGTTCATTAACCAAGCCATCATTAACTTTACGTTTTTTGAGTTTATTTATTAAAGCGATAAATTCATCTTGTTGCTGTGTCTGGGTCTTCAAATTTGCTAATAAATCACTACCGGCATATTTATCTGTTTTGGCCCTATCAAATAAACTTATTTGGCTATAAGCGCTTTCTTGATTAGCTTTTAAAGCATCGTTGTATGTCTTCTTAGCTTCGCTTATGCTTGCTTTTGCTTCATCGTTAGCTTTTTTCACGTTATCATAGTACTTTTGTGTAGATGTTTTAACTGCTTGATTAAGCTTAGTTTTTTGCGTACTAATTTCTTTATTTGCAGCAGCTATATTAGCCCTTATTTTACGTGTCTGTGCCTCATTTAAGGTATATTGCTTATTAATTTGTTTAAGCTTATTAATATATCCTTGTGCGTTAATTGCCCCCGTTTTATAATCCGTCTGTACATTAGCAATCTTATTATTTACATTCTTGGCATACGCAGTTTGTTTAGATGTGCCTTTTGCATAACGAGGTACGTTACTCAAAGCTTTAGCTGTTTTATCTCCTCGCAATACTTCAGTACCGCGTGGTAGATCAAGAAGAACATTACGCCCTTTTGGAACAAATCTATTCCCGTCAGGTGTAGTAATCATTTCTTCGTAGTTGCTTCCCTTTGCATCATTTACTAGAGCTAGTCCGCCACTATGGTTATTTGTACCTTTAGCATAACCTACCTCTTGAATCCCGCTAGGACTTTTACCGCTCGTTTTATATGCAATAGAAATTACTTTTTGATTCTTCATGTTGAGCATATCTCGCCACGAATTTATTGCATTGTCAATGGCATTTTTCGTAGCCTCTGCGTTAGAATTAATAACTAAATCTTTTCTATGGATAGCTATGTTGTTATAGTCGTCTACTGTTCTACTACCTCTATCAATTTTTGATAACAGGTCTCTATTGTTTGCAAAAAGGGTTTTTAGATTCACCTTTTGTCCGTTATATTGAACAATAACATCTTTACCGTTCTGTATTTTTTTTCTTACATCAAAGTCATTCGCTAAGAGCGTTTTTAAATCTACGTTCGTTCCGTTATAGCTAACTAACATCCCTTTAGAAGAATTCATTTTCTTTATTACATCAGAATTATCAACTACTAAAGTTTTCATGGATGGAGGTAATTTGTCCCAAACTCCCATGTCTTGTAGTGCTTTTTGTAGCGCAAGGCTAGTATCTGCATTCGCAATCATACTTTTTTGTTCAGGCTTCAATTTATCCCAAATACCTAAATCTGACAACGCGTTAGCTACATGTATAGAGTCCTCATAACTGACAATTAATTTCTTTTCGTTGAAAGTCATCTTATCCCAGCGACCACTTTCAATAGTTGCTGTTGCAATAGTCTTTTTAGCATCTGTGGTTAATTTTGCTTCTTTCATGATGAATTTAAGATTATTCCAACCATCATCACTTTTAGCTAAATTGGATACGAATTCACCAACATTGTCTCTTATTTCAGAAGTTTTAGGGTCTAATACTAAGTTGTTCCATGCGGTATCTGCCATTTTTGCTCCATCGCCAATTAGCTTGCTGGCTTCGTCAGCTTTGCCCGCTTTTTCTTGTACATCACGTGTAAATTCGTCATAATCTAGTCCCATATCTTTTAATCCGCGTCGGATGTTTTTTCGCGCTACTTCATTACTTACACCTAACTTGTCGTATAACTGTTCTTGCGTTCGTATCCAAGCCGTTACACTAGATCGCACTGTTCTATTCTGATCTCTATCCAGTTGGTTCATTGCATTATTGTATGACGTTTTATCTATTAATTCTTTATCATAAGATTCTTTGAATGCTTTCTTTTGTTTCTTCGTTTCATCTGTTGTTGCTTTTGTGACTTTACCAAGATAGTCAGCTTGTTCAGTGAGTGCTTTTGTGCTTAAATTCTGCACCTCACCATTCATCGCTTTTATCAGCTGTGTTTTCTTTTTGTTGCTTAAGCCTAAACTTTCAATTTGTTCAATCTGCATATCTTTGTAAATATTGTTAACAATTTTCGATTGTTCAGATGTCATCTTGCCAGTTTTAACCGCATGAGATTGATAAATCTTTTCTATTTCTTTATATTGCGAATCTACGTTTGCCTTTCTTTCTTCTGCTCTCTTTTCAGAATCTTTCATGGCGTTGTCTAGTAACGCTTGTACAGCAGGTGAAGCTTCATCATATGCTTTCTTGAAGTCACCCAATGCATCGTCTGTATTCTTCTTAATTTCGTCCGCCATGTTTTTGAATGCACTGACAATTTTCTCGCTGTCTGCCGTTGCTCCTGATGCAAATGTGTCTAATGCCAGTGTACCTTCCGATGCAAACTCATTAAATTTCACCATAGACTTATCTGCCTCGGCGCCAATGTCATAGCCCCACGTTTTCACACGTTCTTTACTCTCTTCAATTTTACTTATATGTTTATCTAACGCATAGATTCCTGCACCAAGTAAAGCTGCGCCTGCTAAACCAATGACAGCTGGCAACGCTCCAAACGATCCCGCTAATCCTGCCGCTGCCAAACTAGTTCCTTCTACCGCTGTTGTAGTAGCCCCAAACCCAGCTGCCAAAGAAGTTAATTTACTTCCCAATCCCAATATCTTACCTAGCCCCGCGAACCCTTTTATTAGTCCGCTAGTCATTGATACTAGTTTTCCGCCAACCGTTAATACAGGACCAGTTGCTGCAAGAATTCCAGCCCATTTTATAATGTTTTGTTGTTGTTCTCCAGAAAGGTCATTAAATTTATCAATCATTTTGTTAGCCCACTCGATGATTGGAGTGAGGGCAGGCATTAATTTTTGACCTACGTTCTGTTCTAATACTTCGAGTGAAGCTTTAAATTGGTCCACACCAAACTTACCAGCTTTTCGCATATTATCAGCAACTTGTTTAGTATATCCGTTTGCTTCATCAGCACCCTTGGAATATTTACGTAGAGAATCGCCTCCCGCTTCCAAAAGCGTATTGACAGCCGATAGAGGTTCGCGTCCGAAAATCATCGTCAAGAAAGAGTTTTTCTGTGTTTTTGTCATTTTCTTTGTTTTATCATTAATATCATCCAACAAAGTTGGCAAAGTTTTCATATTGCCATTATTATCTTCAATTGTTAATCCAACTGATGCCATTGCTTCTGCAGCTGATTTTGAAGGTTTAAGTAAACTTGTAAGCATTCCTCGTAAACCAGTACCTGCTTTTTGCCCCTCGATACCTCGATTCGAAAGCAAGCCAACAGCTGCGGCTGTGTCAGTCAGCGAGTATCCGAGAGAGTGTGAAATCGGGCCAACGTAATTCATTGCTGTTCCCATGTCAGAGAAGCCTGCAGCCGTTTTATCCGCTACATAAGTTAATACATCTGCGACTTTGTTTGTATATTCCATTTGTTTATTTGTATCTTTAGAAATCATTCCGAACTGTTCTAATGTTGATGTTGTAACAGACATAACTGTTTCAAACTCATCACCAGATGCGCGAGCGGCGTTAAAAATCGCAGGCATGGATGCCATTGTTTGGTTGATGTCATAGCCTTTTTTCACCATTTCTTTCATACCAAGCATGGTTTGCTCTGAAGATACACCGTATTTAACACTCGCTTTTTGCGCATAGTCAAAGACTTGCGTGTAACGAGCTCCAAATTCTTTCGCAGATTCATTCGATTCTCGTAATAAAGAGTTAACTTCTGTCACTTCATTATCAAAATCAAGATACGCTTTAGTTGATTTCACCATTCCGGCTACAATTGGCGCCGTAAATCCAACGGTCATCGCGGTTCCAGCTTTTGTTAACTTTTGGCCAGACTTTTCAAGCATATTTCCGAATTGTTCAACTTTGACGATAGATGAATCAAGACCTTTAACATTAATGTTTTTCTTATTGATTTTGTCGATATTGTCAGATGCTTTTTGCCCTTTCTTCGCAAAATTATCCATATCCTTATCGATTTTGTTCATCTGGCTTTTATAGCCATTTTCGCGTATTTTTATATCGTAATAAATTTCTCCCGCTTTACTCATGTTTTCACCCCTCTTTCAGCTTGCTATTAGCTCTCAAAGCTTTTTCTAATCCTTCCTCATTAGAAGCAGCGTCCTCAAAATACCCTCTTTTTAACATGATTCGATTTTGCTTTATTTTTTCTTTCAGCAAATGTTTTGGCACTTTGCTTCGTTCAGTCATTCGAATTTCAAGAGTTGTCATAAATGGTGTTTCCCCACCTAAATTCATTAGATATGTCCGGAATTCTGAAAAAGTCATATTTGACAATTCTTTGCGCAATCTGATACCGTAATACGACAAAAAAGAAGACTCGATTAAATCAAAGTCTTCAACTATTCCGTAATACTGTTTTCCTGTGGCTTCCCCTCGTCACTTTCCTCGCTCATATCGCTTTCAAATAATTTAGCTATAATGTATTCAATAAGCCCCTCATAGACTTTAGTTGGCAGTGTTTTGGAATTGATTTCTTCTCTGTCTTCTTTGCTGAAAAAAATAGCAAAAATATCATCATTTGTCGCTACGATCCCATCTGTGATAGTCATTAACAATTCATGCATGTTTTCATTATTTGGTATTGTATGTTCGTCATCACTTTCATCAGCTTTTAGTTTAGGCGCAAGAACTTGTCCTAAAATTTTGGGCGCTTCATCCAAAAGCGCACTGTACTTAATGTGTGCTTGTGCCGAAATGTCCGCATAATACACTTTTTTGTTAATTTCCAAAGGAAGTTTTACTTCATTCTCGTCAAAATTAAATGATTTCATTTTTGTCCTCCAAATTAGTAAAAGCCCTCAAGGTGAGGGCTTAATATTTTTAAGCATCTGTTACTGTTACTGAAACATCTTTGAAAATAGAAGGTTTGCTAACTGTCTTAACTTTAACTGTGATAGCGCTCGTTGTTTTTGCAACTCCTGTTAAAGTTCCATCGTTAGCTACCGTTGCTTTTGCTTCATCAGATGAAGTGAATGTTACATCTTGTGGAGCGCCTGATGGCAGTACTCCTGCTGTAATTTTAATAGTTTCTCCAACTTTTACAGTTTTAGAGGCGCTATCTACCGTTACGCTTGTTGGCTCAATGGTAGGCGCCGGCGTAAAAACCGGCGTACCATTTGAATTCTGTGTGGCAGAAAACGAACCAATATCGTTCGCACCACCACCACCGAAATCATTAATCCCGATTGGTCCAGTGATTTCATACTTAGAGCCTGCTGGGAATTTAACCACAATTGTTTTTTCAGCTTCAGCTCCAACTTTATCCCACGTTTCACGTAATTCATTTTGTCCTGGATCTGATTCATTGTATTTCCCGTCCAAACCTAACTCCATAGCAGCACCTGTTTTTACTGCACGTTCAAATACCTCACCAATTGTTGTATATTGTTCCACATTTGAGTTCAGTGAAATGTCTAAAGTTTCTAAGTCTTTAATCGAAACACCATCTCCGCTTTCCCCTGAATCTTTAACCGAAATTTCTAATTGTTTAACTGCATAAGTTGCCATTAACTTACATCTCCTTTTCAAATAATATTGTTAGTTGATAAATCAAACGACCATCATCGTCATAATCGACTTGTCCGCCGCTTGCTACATCTGTTGCTACTACCTTCTGATTTTGGATATTCAGCTCAGAAGGGTTTGTTAAAAGAAAGTAGTTACGTAATAAATCGTATGTTCGTTTGCATTGAATTGTGTTTTTGTCATAAATTAAAAAGCCGATGCTCTCACGAACACGACTTTGCGTTTGTACTTGCTTGTTTTGAAATGTCGGTGCTTCATTAATTACTACCATTGAATCAAGCCCCGTTTGTTTAATGAATCCAAGTGTTTTTATAGCTGGGAATGTTTTTTTGAAATGTGCTACCAAATCTTCAATCATAAACGCATCCCGCCCTCTACAATTTGGTTAATACTCTGAATTCCATAACTTACAGCCATTTCGTACCAACGTGGATTCCGACGATTTTCATAATATTGTCTGCGGGCATAAGGGGTTAAACTAAACACTCTAGCTACAGTTGATTTTTTTTGGATGATAACTTTAAAATCCGAACTTCGTCGTAAGTCTCCATACAAAATCGGAGTAACAGGCTGTGCTAATTCAACCAATTCTTTACCAGCTTTTGCAGCCGTGGATAAAGCCTTATTATGAATATCATCTATAACTTTATCTTTAAAGCTACTATAGCTCATGCTCTGTCACCTCTCCTACGACAATTTCAAAATGATGTATACTACCGTCGGGATTCGGCGGGAAAGATACGCTCTGGACCTCACCTTTGATTAAACAATAGCCAGGAATTACAAAAGATACATTGTCTCCTTCATTCACAACAAAATTTAATTTGTTACAAAATAAGTTAACAATATATCTTATGTTTAGTCCTTCTTCTGTTTTATTTATGAGCTTTTCAAACTCATACCGAAACATTGATTTATTAATTGCGTCTGGCAAAAGATTTCCAAAGTCATCGCGCCCACTATTACTAGTTATAGTGACTTCTGTGTTTAGGATAGCTTCTGGAATAGGTGGTAATTGAAAGCTCATTAACAGCCACCTACTCCCGCATAAAGCCAGCCACTAGATAAAAGCAAATCCATCACTTTGTCCGGAACATCAGGTATAAAGTTGTTGGAGTTTTGTGATTGACCACCCATGGTCAATTTGCCTAGTGTAAAGTTACCAATGCCAATAAACTCACCGTATTTCTTGATATGTTCACACTGCCATGCAACAGCTTGCTTAATATCATCATCTACATTATCGAAGTCTACGATATTAGGCATAATTTGCTTGTCAATTGCTACAGAAGCGGCTTTTATTAAATTATCCGCTTCTGTTGGTTCGATACTTAAGTTTGTTAGACTAGCTAACTCACTTGGTGTAATATACGTTTTCATTTACTCACCCTCTTTATTTTTGGGCTCCTTTTTACTCTTGGATGGTTCTTTTTCTGGTTCTTTTTCTGGTCCTTTATACTCGAACTCTTCAAAACCATCAATTTTCAATTGATTGATTAATACAACATCGTCTGTATTGTAAACGACATTTTCTTTTTTTAATTGCATTTCCTAGCCTCCTTAGACTTCTGTAGAAGCGATTACGCCATCTTTTTGTTGGTCCAACACAAAAATGTCGTGGTATACACGATATTGATACAACCATCCATCACCTTGTCCTACAGAGCCAGGTGCATGCAAATAGATAGAAGCATGTTTTGTGCCGCCGACAACAGAGCCTTTATTTACAAGTAAGAAATTCAGTTTCTTAGCACCTGCAGCTGGTTTGTAACCATCAGTAAAATCAAAAGTATCATAGAAACGATCTTCCGCTTCTACCTCAACAATACGTGTACCATCAATAGCCGTAATACGCGTTTCGATGGATGAAGGACCAATGTTTTGTACATTAATAGCTCGAACAAAATCATCACTAAGTTCTAATGCTGCCATCACATCTGGCGAAACATACATAACAAGATTCTGAGTTCCGTATTTCTTCACTTTTCGAATTGCCGCTTTTAATTTTGTGAACACATTATCTTTAGTGATTTCTTCCGCAACCGAATTACTATTTGTTTTCGCTACTGTTGCTAACTTAGAAAATCTATAAGCATCCATTTCTGGGCCAGCATGCCGAGAATTAAACTCTTTAGTAACATTCGCAGCAGAAAGCGCTTGACCTGTTTCGTCCACATCCATAACATCTACAAAGAATTCTACATCACGATCAAAATCAATCGTATAAGATTTATTTGTGTTTGAAGCAGAACCTTCGTTATATCCTTTATTTCTTGTATGTGCTTTAAGTCCTGTTGTTGTGATAGTTTGAATCTTAAACGTTTTTGCATCTAACCATAAAAGGTTAGGTGTTTCTAATTCATTTGTGTAAGTGCCAAATACTAATTTCTGGTCTAGCTCCTTACCGTACTTGTCTACATAGTTAATAGCCATTTTGCTATCTCTCCTTTTCTAATTATGAATTTAATGCTTGAATGAATGGGTCTGTGGCACTTGGCTCACTTGCATTGCCCAGTCCTGCCCCAATCGGTGGAGGCGTGTTACCTTCATCAGATTTTGCAATCCATTCCGGATATTGCTCTGCGAATTTCGCTAAGTTGTCGTCATTTCGCTCTTCATTCCCAAAAAGCTTCGTAAACGCTTCGTAACGTTCTTCTTTTACGCCGCTTTCTTTTAACTTACTGTGCCACTCTGCCGTTTGTTCTTTCTGAACATATTCATCCAGCTTTGATAGTGCCTCGTCTTTCTCTTTTTGAAGTTTTTTCAATGCCTTTTCAGATGAATCATGTTCGCCCACTTGATCGTTAAGCTGATTAATTTGGTCGTTTAACTTCGTGATTTCTTCCTCATGCGCGCTTTTGATGGTTTCAATCTCTCCATTAAATTTCTTTTTTTCAGCCGCTAAGCGATTCTTTACAATTTCATCCAGTTCTGCTTGGGTAAAATTCTTATCGTTCCCACCTTCAGCAAAATGTTGGATGTCAAACTTACGCTGTAAATAATTCTTCATATTTCCTCCTTTTTAAGCTCTGAGTGAGCCATCCCTGTCTATTAGTTGCCGGCAGGTAGGCAAGATTTTTATATCAAACCAAACAAAAAAAGCGTTCATTTAGACGCTTTTATAATTTCTCTATCCAATTCTCTCTCTAAGAATCGATTGTTATTCAAATGGTCTTGCAAAGCTTCTTCCCATTGCTTTACTTTCCCAGCTGTATATTGTTTAGAGGGACCTTCTGCAAGTATATCTTTTGTTTTCCAATCACGGATGCCGCGCTCGTAGTACCGTTGCTTACTTTGAGCCTCATATTCTTCTTCATCATACGGGATAGGCTCGTCTGTTTCGTCACCTTCGAAATACGAATATAAAAAATGGTGGCAATTCGGATGAAACAAGCCATCGTTTTCCGCTTCTTGTAATGTTTTATATTCATTGCTTTCGTAGTTAACTGATAGCACTTCTCCTTGCCAAGGAGCACAACGCGGACAACTTCTTACGTGAGCTGACACTTGAACTAATTCGTGCTCATATCTTCCAAGAACACGTTTCATGGCATTTAAACCAACATTAAAAAAAGCACCTCTTGAAGCCATTTCCATGTAAGCTCCTGGTCGGTACTTTCTTCCAGACTGATCTATAACATTTCTTATGCCATCACCTAAAACATTAATAAGTGATGTTGCGATAGCATATTTTAAAACTCCATTGCTATCTTTTGTTTCCTTAACCACTTGTTTGTATTTGGAGGGCGCGATTTTTTGCCAATAATTAGCCATATCTTCCGAAATTTGGATAAGTGCATCACTTTCAGATAAATAGTCGTCATTTTGTATATCAACCACTTTCTTAGTTTGATATCTAGCTTCCATTTCGTCCTCGTATTCATTCACGCAATCAAGATAAACACGATACGTTAGTTTATCTATTTTATTTCTCGTTTCGTCTTTGAAAAGACTTATATGTGCTTTCAATTCTCTTTTAAACCTTATCAAACGCGACTGCTGAATGAATTTCCATTTTGTTGGATTCTTAGCGCCATACATAACATGCTTCTTTATCAGCAAAAGTAAGTCTATTTCGGCATTATTAAAGTGGTTTCGTAAGATAGATGCTTCTTTTTCGAAATCAACCGGTGCATGGTGATGGCTCATCTAATCACCCGCCTTTCGTTTCCATTCCCCCAATTGCTTCCGGGTCAGGAACCTCTCCGATTGCGTTTTCTAAATAGATGCGTTTTACTTCCGCTTGAATTTCTTCATCTTCCCACTTAGGGTGAATTAGTTTCACCTTTTCTTCTACACTCATAGCTAATGCACTGTTCATATTATTTAATGTGCTAGATAATTCATTCAGATTAACCGACATTGGGTCTGGAAACTCAATTATTACCCTGATTTCATCACGCATTATTGCTTTTTCTTTATTGTTTGTTCCGCCAGTTAACAAATATAGAAAGTCCCAAAGCATTTGCTCATAAACATTTTGAATAAGGCGCTTTTTCTTCTCAATTTTACGCACTGTCGCGTCCTGCAAACTCCAAATTTCAGTCGCTTTCACTTCTCGGTTTCCTAAATTGAAAGTAGCGGGATTATAACCAGATTTCGAAACAGCTTTCTGAGCAAAATATTCCATCGTTTCACGATAACTACCGTCTCGGAAGTCTCCTTGCATGAATTGAATCATGTCATTTAACTTCGCACCAGCATCCAACGTCCCTTTAAACTGCATAAAGTAGTCTTCATCAACATTCATGGACCATTCTTCTTTATCTGTGCTCTTATTAACTTTTTTCCTAAACATTCGCTCACTAGCCGCTATTTTTGTTTTTGTTTTCTCACCTTCGCGCATATAAACAGTGAAAAAGTAATCTACGGCAAATAAATAATTGGTACATTGTGATAAGTCCGATTCCCCGAGATTAAGATGTGGGTATCTAGTATTGCTTGGGCTATTATTTATTAAATACGCGCCCATACTCTTTAAACCAATTGATACAGAATGATTCAATTGAATATTATTTGTGTACAGATAGCTTGTAATCTGTTCTGGTAGTCTCTCCGCACCAATAGGAGTAGATTTATCGCCATCAATTTTAATAACAGAATATGTTACAAAACCTCCAGATAATTTTTTCCCTTCCTTGTCCCATTGTTTTATTTCTCTGCTTTCAACTAAATAATAAATATCTGCTTTATTACTTGTGGGTATTTCCTCAAAGAAATTAAAACGAAATGGCTCATTGTTTTTAAAATCTATCCAAAATTGACTGGAGCTATGAACGCTAAGAGATGGTCGCCCGTTTAAAATGTTAATCTTTACAGCGGATACTCCGCTCCCTCCTGCTAATTCAACAATTTTCACGCTCTTACTATCAAAATTATCAATCCGTAATGCTTCTTTCAGTTGCTTTGTTAAGTTTTCATCTTTACTGCCATCAACCCCTGTTACATCAATACTTAAAGGCTTTCCAGATATATACTCAGCCGCAACAACAACTATCTCATTACCTGTTCCAGAGTTCATTAACTTATCGTGTACTGTTGGCACATATCCTTGAGCCCACAACGAAGTTAAATAGGAGTCTTTGCTCCATTCTTTTTGATTATCTGGAATAAGCGGCAGATATTTTGGTATTAACTCCGGTTCGCTTCCATTAGGTTTTCCATTTAGCCAGCCTTTAATAAAGCGTGTCATTACACTCCAAACACCCATTTAATCACTCCTTTCTATATATCTTCATAATTCCTATAAAAGTAGTTTGTAGCGTATCTACTTGTATCCATCGCGTGATTATTCTTGTCAACTGGTTTCCCGCTGTTTTCGTCGCGTACATACATACCAATTTCTTGTAGCCAACTATAATGGTCATATTGATCGTTAGGTTGTTCAACAAGCAAATAACGCCTTTCGCTTAGTAGCGACTGCATCCGCTCAATTCCAACTTCAATACCCTGCGCTTTACCAGTCACATCATGCGCATTGTTGTCTGCTCCTGCTGTATCAACACCAACCTTTTCCAGTTCTTCACGTAGCCACCTACACGCTGGGTCAATAAAAACAGGCTCATTTACTGGTACTTCATACTCTTTCATACACCATTGGATAAATTGTTTTATCTCAACGGCATAAGTTGAACCAGCTTTTACTTCACCTGTATCCCTCCCACTGTGATAATAGGATGCAACTTGATTCAATTTGTATTTATAATATCCGTCTACCTCATGCTCTGTAATTACATAGCACTCACAAACAGTAGCATCTTGTTGTCCTCCATCACCAAAAAAGACCATCTCAATTGGACGACCTTCTAATTTGGGTATTTGGTTTTTCTCCATATCAAATGTTTCATAAATAATACCTTTTGGTAAAACTCGTTTGCCATACCAGTCACGTTGCAAAAGGTAAGAAGAGAACTTTAATTCGTTATATAGTTCGTTTCTTCTCTCTTCGTCAAGTATAGGATTATCAAACGGTGTCCAATGACGCCACTTGTAACGTCCTGTTTTTTCATAACGATCAAATACTTCTGTTAATACTGGATGGCTTGGAGCGGGAGGATTTAATTCCGCTAAATGGAATCTATCTTTTGCTGCATAAGTTCTCCGGAAACACTCTTTTACAAAATCCATGTGTAGTAAGTTGATTTCCAAAAATGTTACAGAGCCAAGCGACATACCTGTGATAGCACCAACACTGTTTACCTTACCTCCACCTTTGTAGTAAATCTTTTTCTTGCCGTTTGGAGCATGTAAAAGCAAGTGGTCCCCGTGTTCATCGTGCTTCATTTCTGCGAGGTTCCCGTAAATATGAATTAAACCTAAACCATCACCATCCATAAATAATCGAAAGGCTTGTTCTTGGTTATATGCTGTCACTAAATGGTTCATATCCCTAGATTTAATGTAGAAATTTGCCATTTTAAAAATATCAGCTGTGGTTTTCCCAGAACGTGGAGTCCCCTCATTAACTTCTAACGTTATGTTTTTAGTTTGTTGCCGTATTGTCTCTTGTTGTTTCGGACTGAATGCCAATTGAACCACTGCCGTCACCACCATTCGCAACATCAATCAATGCGTTTAATAATGATGTATCTTTTTCAGCGCCTTTAATAAGAGCTGTGCGGGCCTGTATATTATCTGTTGATGCAATAATTTGATTAAGCTTAGCTTTGCGTTCATCTTGCTCATCAGCAATGGCAATAAATTGCTTAATTAACCCACTTAGTGTAGACATCGCACGACTTTGTGCATTTAAAAAATTCGCCTGTTTATCCCAAGCGAATTGATACTCGTATTTATCAGAACCACTATCCCCGAACCCCACTTGCGTCTGGACTCTCGTTTCATCCTCAGCGTTTTCCACCCACATAATTTTCTGTGCTCGGATAATAGCGGCATATTGAATTTGTATCTGCCCCCAAATTAAATCAGCTGGTTCTTGTTGGTCCATCATACTAATAATATCTATCGTATCATCCGGAAGATATTTAGAATACAGTCCGTGCGTACGTGCGTTTTGATTCCCTTTAGGAGCGGCGCCGCCTTTGTTGTTCTTAGCATTCCCGTTCCCTTTCATTGAATAGTAACGCTCCTTTTGATTCGTAACGTTACTATTACTGTTATCACTCCAGTTATCTTCCGATTTCCATTTCCTAATCTGTGATGGTTTACAATTTAACTTACTGGCAATTTCCACAAGTGGCATTGTCTTATCTGAATCAAGCCACATTTTCTTTGCTATATCTCTGTTTGGGTTTCTTGCTCTAGCCACTCACTTCCACCACCTCGCATTCTGTGTTTGTTTCGCTAATTAATTATTATCTTTAATCGTTCCTACAATGATGCTTAGCGCTTCTAAATAATCACTCTTAGCTTGTTCAAAAGTCTTACCATTTAGCATAGCTAACCGCTCTATTTTCATGTAATGAATCTGGGCTAATACAAAACTTTGTTCTTGTTCTGAACCAGCAATATTTATTTTAAATTCTGGCTCTTTTCCTCTTACCTCTGTTATTCCAGCTTTTATAATGTCTCTCATGTAATTAACTCCTTCTTCGTTTTTTATTATATACTCGGCAAGGATTTGCACCTTGCATGAACTAATTAATTTGTTTTACAGGAGTTTTAAGCTAAGACATACGTTTCTTAGCCACATTAGTTCTATCCTGTGCTTCGTCTACCTGTTCCGCCACGAGTATTTTTTATAAATGAGAAGTGGAGCGCAGACTCAATATAAGATTTTATTTTTGTAATCATCTTCACTTCTCACTAATAGGTGGCAGGTGTGCGGCAAAAATTACTAAATTGCCATGCAGAACAAACTTCCGTCGATTTGTTGTTGTATTTTTTCTTCTCCTCGAGATAAGTATGAACGCACAGAACGAATGCTTATCTCTAGTTCATCGCTAATTTGAGATAAAGATAAATTTTTTTCGTGTTTTAACAAAAATACTTTTTTTTCTTGCGCTGACATCGTACTCATAGCATCTTCCATCCGAATTTTATCCCATTCTGAAATCTTCGGCTCATTATCTTCAAACTCATAAGCATTCCCATGCTCGTGTACAAACCATCGTCGCATCGTTTCTACATCAGTAACATTTACCTCTCTTTGTAAGCCAGAACGTCGGTGGATTGCTCTCCGTGGCGCTGGTTCATGTCCTAATTCCATCCAGTCAATTGAATACTCTAAACTGTCAATAATACTCTTTAATTTTGACATCGTAGTTTTTTCTGACACATCTTGAAAAGTTCTTTTTTGTCCCGCTTGTAATGGAGGGCGTTTTTCAGCATCAATTTTTTTTTGCAGATTAGCTTTTACTTTTTGCACATCCTGTAAAGCTCCTCTGTACTCATTAATTAATTCTTGCATTCTCGTCACTCTCCCCAATGATTAATAAAAAAAGGACGTCATGACAGATTTAACTGTTCATGACGTCCTTCGATTTTTTCGACCAGACTATTTGTTATTTAGTTTTATTGTTTCCTTGTTCTCAGCAGTGGTAGGCTTGCCGTGGCTCCATCCGATGGTAGTTTGTCCAAAGCCATTTTTTGGTGGTTTGATATACGTTTCTTCTCCTTTAGAGATTATATAAACACCGTCTTCTTTTTTCATAAAGTCGCCCCCAGTGTTTTAGTTATTTAAAATATATTTCCCCAAATCCATAACACACCTTTTATCAGCGCACCTAGCATAAATACAGAAAGCAGGATCCAGAAAGCCCAAAAAGCAATACTTATAACGGTTACTCCGATTTTGTTAATCATATTCCACCTCCACAATCACTCGGCTTTCTTCGTCTTTATCGACTATGAAGTAATCAGAAAAGCCCTCGATATAATTTAAGTTGTCATTCTCTAAAAATCCCGCTTCCATCATGCCGTCGAAAATAAACTTTTTAGCAAATGCAATATTGTCTGGATCTTTTTTCTTGTTAGGAATAATCCAGGTGAATTTAATTCGGCACGGTGTAGAGAAGGTCACACCGTGGCTCATAGCTCTTTTAACATAACAAGCGCAAATATAGGTCATTTGTTTTTTCACTTTAGCAGCGGCTTGTCTGTGCCCTCTCTCTTTGTTTATATAAGTGTTTAAATCAGTTAATGGCAACGGAATTATAATTTTGTTGCTAGTTGTGATAGTCTTCGATAACTCTTGTTTCATAAATAACTTCTAACTCCTTGTCAGATAATTTATTTAGGTATTCGACTGTATGATTTGTATAATTAGCGATCACGTCTATTAGTTGTTTCCTCTCTTTAATTGTCATGTTGCCACCTTTTGACGTATAGACAAGCCATTCTTTCTTTTGAATTCTATTAGTGCGCTCCTGCTAATGCCCATATCTTCCGCTATTTCCGTATCAGTAAGTTTTTTACTCAATCGTCGATATTCAGTGACTGTAAATATCGAAAGTAACTGTGTTGGTGTAGCTAAACCTTTCTCTTTATCTCCTCTTGCTTCTAGTGTTTCTAGCTTTTTAATTAAATTTTTTCTATCTGCGAGAGTCTTGCTTTTTTCAATCATCGTAATAACTTCCCATTGCTTTTTTCTTAATTCCTTTCTGCTCATTTTCATCGCTCCCCGTTATAAAATTAAATGCTCAAAATGGCAAATCATCCGGATTAATATCAAACGGCTTACCTTCACTTGCAAATGAATCACTCTTCTGGCTCGTATCCGCTCGATATGAGCTTGTTTTATTGTTATTTGAATAATTAGCCTCGTTTTGATAATTATTCGATGTAGCGCCTTCTGCATTGTTATTTTTAGGCTCTAAGAATTGAACTGTTTCAGCAACTACTTCAGTAACAAAAACACGTTTACCGTCGTTATCTTCATAATTTCGAGTCTGTATGCGTCCATCAACGCCTGCCATACTTCCTTTCTTCAAGAAATTAGCAACGTTTTCCGCTGGTTTACGCCAAACAACACATTGAATAAAGTCGGCTTCTCGTTCTCCATTCTGATTAGTGAATGTTCTATTTACAGCTAATGTAAAAGTCGCAACGGCCACACTAGCTGGAGTGTAACGTAATTCAGGGTCTTTAGTTAATCGTCCTACAAGCACTACACGATTCATCATTCGCCTACCTCCTTCTGCACATAATCGCCTACGCACTCAAGTTCTAGCGTTGTGTTATCACTAGTACAAAATTCGCACATTATTCCGCCACCTCTTCAATAAAAGAAGGAATTTCTTCAGAGATAACAATTCTCCTATCATCTTCCAACTTGATAATATAGTTTCCTGTGCTTTCCGTGATTGGATTAGGCAGTATATACTCAATGCTGATTACATTCACATTCGAATCACCGTTGTAAAATTTATAACCATGTTGCCCACCTTCTGGAGGTCTGCCTATTGAAAAACTCGTATTATCGTAAGGCAATCCACTGCGCCAACTTAGAATGTTTCTCGGTTTAAATGTCGTCATTCCATCACCTCCAGAATATTTTCGTCTTCTTCAAGAATCGCCTTAATTCGTTCCGCTTTGTTTAGGTCGCCTGTAAAAAATAAATGCGGGTGTACATCGCCTTTTGCCTTCCAACTTGCACCTTTTCTATCATTAGATAAAAACCAACTAGCTGTCGCTTTTAAACATTCATCTGTAATTATTCTGCGGTTATCGCTCATGGTGCCACCTTTTAACATACGTGTTAAATATATATCTCCCGAAATCGCTGCGTTTGCTAATTTTAAATTTTCGTATGCCATTATTTTGCCTCCAATAGTTCCGGATTTACTTCCAAAATAGTTGATTCGTGTACAGGCGGATACATCAAGTCGCCGTCCACGATCAAATCATATTTAGCTTCTCCACACTCGCACATGCCACAAAACATGATATGTCTTGTGTGTTTCTCTAATGCTTCTCTTAAAGTCATTTACTATGCCTCCCACAATCCCAAATTTTCGTGTATATTACCGCAAATCTCAATATCATCAGCAACTTCCCACAAGTCCTATGCGATGTTTTCCCATGCGTACAAGAACTTACCTTCTTCAAATTTAACAACGCCGTAGCACTCATTGTGTTCATCCCAGCCCATATCTCCTTCAAAAATTTTCTTGCCGTTTTTGTCTTTTAAGCCTGTGTATTGCATCAGCAAGACATCATCAAAGTTGTACCAGTCATCGCACATCGTACAATATGGGTCACCGCAACCACTCACGCCTACCGCATCCTTTTCATATCTGTTAAATCGCAAATCTGTGACTGGAAACATTTCCTTTTTTCTTTTCACAAACGCTCTAAACTCAATCTCTCTCATGCCACTGCACCTCTATTGCGGTATTTAAAAATAACACGGGCACGTCAATGACCTCATTACATAACGAATCCTTTTCAACCTCACATAAAAGTGAAGTTCCTATGAAAACAGGCAAGTGTTTGTCGTGTCTATTCAGTGCTTCGATTAATTCTGCTACTGTCATGCTTCACCCTCCATTTCTACTAAAATGATTTCTACTATTTCGTCAGAACCATCCGAAGCACAGTTCTTTTCAGCGGTGTCTTTTCTCACAAACAAACAATCTTTCGATATTGATTTGTTATAGTTACATTGCGGAAAATGTTTGTACAAGCCATTTTGTTTGATTGCATACAAGTTTTTACTCATGCTTCACCCTCCACTTCATTAACAGGAACAGCAAACTGCCAATAACGTTCGTCCATTTCTTTTATTTCTGACTCGGTGAATTTGGTTTTATATCCACAACATTGGTCATAGCTACCTACATTTATAGAACCATTGTAATAAACATTGAGAAAACCGATTTTCCCCTCAAAAAATCGCACATAATAAAGCGGTTCTCTCTCGACTTCGTAGCCGTCCAACCATGCGCGTGCAAGCAATTCACCATTTTCATTATTGTTTTCCATGATCCAGTCGTAGACATTTTCATCTAGCGAAGCTCTAGAAGTTAATAAATCGCACAATAAATCATGAAGTGTATGACCATCTTCTTTAGAATGATTTTCCAAAAAATCACCTATTAATTTTGGTACTACTACCAACTCCGCTTCCTTTTCTTTAGCAATAAAACAATCTTTAGTAGATATTATTTTGTCCCTAGAAACTTTCACTAAAGAGTTGCCTGTTCCAAACTCTTTACCGTTATACCAACCATTTAACAATTCATTACCTGCAATTACGTGTACGTTTTCTCCTTTTTTAAATTTCAAAATTACTCCTCCTCTAATCCGTCAAAGTGTTCATACGCATCACCCTCGAAATCAGCGTGCTCACCAGTATTTAAAAATTCGCCATCTTTGCCTTTTTCGTAATAAGCGTAGGTTGCCGGGAATTTATCTAAACAATCTTTGTGCCAAGCGTTTCCATCAAAAACAATAATTTCGTCATATTGAGTGAACGTTTCATCACATTCTTTACAGTTAACAGATTCTTGTTTTGTCATACTTGTTCCTCCTTAAGCCTTTGAGTAAGCGATAACACATATCTTCTTTCTACCGTCTCACATAAATTCAAACTAGCTCTATACTTAATTTCGTTAAACGTCATGTTCGTAACTGCTTTTGCGTCATCATAAATCGTTAAAGTTTTATCTTTGAACATTGCCGGATTTCGCAAAATAAATTTATACATTTTTGTAATGTGATTATAGTGTCGAATTTCTGTCGGTTTCCCACCAAGTCTTGACACGTGCCAGTAATATTTCCCCAAGAAAAACATCCTTTCTAATCAACTCTAATTACTCTTAACCCCTTATCAGTCGTCCTCTTTTGATACGTAGGCGTAGCATAAAACAAAATCGTTTCACGCTTCACTTTCTGAAACTCCGCTAGTTCTTCTACTGTGCCGATTATTAGTAGTTCGTCTGCTTTATAAAGTGCGTATTCTGTCATGTTCTCACTCCTAAACCCACTGAATTCTCTTATTTTCCAACGCTGGAACGTTATAACAAACCCAGCAACAACCGCGGTTAAACGATGTTGAATGTCCTAAAAACTTAATTCTTTTCTTAAATATCAATATCGCTAGTTTGTCGCTATATTGTTCGAATATATTTGCTCGTTTCTCCGTTTCGAGAGTTGAGAGCGGCAATAGTAAAGCAAATGATTTTATTTTATTTTCGCCTATTAGCTGAAAACTACGCTCTATAATCCGATTCTGTTCTGAAAAAGGCGGGTTACTAATCATTAAGTCACAATTAAGGGGTGGCTCCGTTGTATAGAAATCGTTTCCCACATCGTCAAATATGTGCGTCGCTTTATACTTAAGATTTAATTCATCTGCTCTAAGTTTGAACAAGCTGTCATAATGATTGAACGGGAACCACAGACTTTTGAACGACTCAATATCTATCAAGCTGTATATGTCTTCAACAACATAACGCGGAGTTGCAACGTGGTCTTTATCCGCTTTTTTTAATTCGTACATAGCCATAGCTTTTTTAATAGCTTCTAAAGTTTCGTACTCATTTGCGATTGTTTTCATGCCTTCGCCTCATTCCTAGCCGCTAACTGTGCTTTAATTTCAGCGACTTTCTTTTCTAAGTTTTCGCTTGATTCTGTTGTTGAAGTTTCTTGTTTTGTTTGTTTCTGCTCTTTGTCGAACCAGTCCGGCAATACTTCTTCTTTTACTGGTTTGTTATATTTGTTGTAAGTGGGCTTGTTATATTTTTGCTCTAACTCTATCTGTCGTTGTTTTTCCGCTGCATCAACATCAGCTATTGTTTTAAATCCTCTGCTTTCCCAGTTTTTAAGAATCTTATTAACGTAGGCGTAATTTCGTTTGTTAGCTCCTTGTTCTGATGTAACTTCTAAAGCCTTCATGACAATTTCTCGATTACCTGCAAAATCATCTACCCAAGCAAGTAATTTTTCGAGTTCGATTGGAAGCATCATTCCGAATCCGTTTTGTTCCCAAAAATCCTTGAAATTTAAATCGCTGTTGTTGTTAATATCTTTCTTTAATTCTTTAATTCTTAAGTTCTTTAATTCTTGTTTATGTCCCTTTCGTTGTACCATTTGATGTTCTTTCGTTGTATCTTCCGTTGTGTCAATCGTTGTCCCTTTCGTTGTTCTTATTTCCTCAGAAATGCCTTGAAAGTCGTTGTAATTACTGATTTCGTACGTTGTCCCTTTTTGTCTACTTTTAGTTATCGTTATCATGTCATTTTTTTTCAATAGTTCTAAGAACTTTCGAACCTGTTTTCTGTCCGCATTCCATCGATTTGAAAGCCATAATTCAGATGTATGTTTTTGTCCTCTTTTTATCGTTATTAACTCTCCGTTTATCAAAATATCCCTATCTTGGTGATTGGCTAAAAGGAGCAAATCCAACCACCATTTTAAATATTTTTCATTCTCCCAAATCCAATGTTCTTGTAGAGAACGATAAATTTTTATCCAACCACTAGACATGCTCCTTTTCTCCTTTCATTTAGATCATTGACCCTTGAACCTCCGAACCAGCTTCTAACGTGTCAGACGGCGTTATGGGCGCATCTATGATATCTGGTATTGATTCATCTTCTGTAACGTCTTTTCGTTCTCTTGGCTCTGCTTCGTCCTCTGTAACCGCTGTTTGCATATCGATGGATAAAATTCCCCATTTACTTAACATGTTTCTAAGAATGGTCTTTTTAGCCATCGCATCATAATCTTTTTTCCATCCAAAGTCTGATTTACTAAATTTCTGTTTATGTGCTTCAATTTCTTTACGAGTCCAATAGACCGTTTTTTCAAAGCCATTAATTAACTGGAAATAGCCACAGTAACCAACGACTTTTTCACTTGTATTGTTGTCTAAATCTAGTTCGATTTCTTCGGTAAGTCGGTTCCATTTCAGTAGCTCACCTTCGCGCACTTCGATAACATTAATGCTTTTATATTGTCCTGTGCGTAGCGCTAACTGGATGTATCCTTTATAACCAAGTTGAAACTGTGCTCTGCCTTTATAAGGAACAATCCACGCATAACCTAAATTTTTGTCGATTGGTAAATCTAGTGTTGCAGCAACCATGGCGGAAGTAACAACTGTCATCGGGTCAGTTTTTTGTAAATAGTCGTCGCCATTATAAAGATTTAAAAGGGAAGTTAAAAATTGAGGCGCTTTTTTATCTAGTACCTTTTCGAATTTCTTGCGCATTGTCGGTGCTTCTAGCAAACCTTTTAAGTCTAATGATTGTGCGCTTGCTACTTGCCCTCCATTTTGTTTATTTGCTAATTGATTTTTCAATTCATCGTTAGTTGCCATTATTTATTCTCCTTCACTGCAAATTTTCTATAACTAGTTTCTTTACGTAATTTTTTGTAAATGTCTGGATGTTCTTCTTTTAAACGTTTAGTGTCTACTCTTGAAGTAATAACAGGCTTCCAAGTAATCGTAAATTCGTCTGCGATGGCTGTTTCAGCTTCTTTTAAATCATTCTTGATATTATTATCAATTTCTTTCTTTCGTGTCTCTAAAAGCTTTATATCGCGTTCTAAATTTGCTCTTTCAGCCAAAAATTCGTTGTATTTTTTTGATAAAATAACTTGTTTAGCTTCTGACTTAGCAAAACGATCTTTTAAATATTTTTCTGCAGCACTTGAACCGTCTAGCGCCGGCGCTACATGTCCTTTTACGTTCGTTTCCCAAAAATCTAACTCAAAAGCAATTATTTGATTGATTAACTCGTCATCGCGTTCAATTTCTTTCCAAATGAATTTATTTCCTCCAATTAGAACAGCTACATAGGCTTTACTTTTACCTGTGACCGCTAAATAGTGTTGTATTTGCACTAAGTAAGTCGCTGGTACTTCGTCAGCTTCCCATTCTTTTGCTAGATATGCTGATGCTGTTTTACATTCCAAAATAGCGTCTTCGCCAACCACAAACCTATCAACGTTCGCCAACATAAAATCATGCACTGGATGTTGATACATCATGTTGCTACGTCTTACTTTCTTGCCAGTTCGCTTTTCGAATTCTTTTGCAACAACTTCTTCCATTTGATTGCCCCAGTATGCGGCTTCTCCCGCTGATTCATCTGGCAAAACTTGGTCTGTCTTATCTAACCATAGCTCAAATGCTGTTTTATACTGATTTAACCCCATGATGATTCCCGCATCGCTTCCGCCGATACCCAAGCGCCGAGTCAGTAACCATTGTGTTCTGTTCATGTCTTTTACACTTGCTAAAATGTTCATTGTCTTTTCTTTTACTACAGCCATATATGTTACCTCCATTGATTAAATTTTGGATTTAATGTATAATTTCATTAAGGTAATATCTCAAATCCCGGACCCACACTGCTATGTGGGTCTTTTTTATTCTTCATTTTCCGCCTCGTTCTCATTAGTACGCTCTAATTCCTCTAAATATTCGTTATGCCAAATTTGGCTTATTCTTTCAAAACTGGACCAACAAGCATCAACAACCATCGGATTCTCAACCATGTTTTTTACCACTTCCTCTCAACCAGTAACCTGCAATCACTGACATAAACGACACGAAAATCATTACCATAAATACATCCATCAGCGCGTGACCTCCTCATAGCCTTTTAACTTCAACTCTTCAATATAGTCCGCCATTTTCTCGCAGCCTGTTTCAATAAGCGGGATTTTTTGCCGGAAAGCTGGATTAGCGATCATTTTCGTTCTGTCGTCTATGAAAATCTCACTATTACCGAAAATCGTTTGTTTCCGAAAAACTCTCTCTGCCATTGTTGTAGCCCTCCTAAATTAAAATCAGAATTAAAATCAAATTACATAAGTTTATTAACGCTAATGCCGTTGCTATTATGACTAAGATGCTGAATAACATTTGATTTTTCATAGTGCGCGCCTCGGTATAATAATTTCGCGTAAATGTCCATCTACAAACTCTTTAGTAACTTCATATTTTTTATTAAATGCTTCAGCTCTTTTTTTGCGCTCAGATTCATCAATCTTTTTAAATCGCTCTTTTACAATATTGTTTATTTCTGTGAAATTAATATTCTTCGACTCGTAGCTTTCGTAACTAGCTGATACTAAAACTTCGCTCATTTTCCGCAACTCCTTACTAATCCAGATTTTTGATAATATAGATCGCGTTTGTTTAAAACTTGTTGTAAATCTATATTGAATGTTCTTGCTATACTTGTATTTAGAGTTAAAGCTGTTGCAATCACATCTGTTATTTCTGAAATTGCTTGTTTTGCTGCTTCACGCTGTAACATATCGCCTTTTCTCAAATTGAATGTCATTGTCTCTATGCCGTTTTTCAGTGCATGTACTGCTTCTTCAACTTCTAGTTCAAATCTGTTAGTTAAAGAAGCGTGATGGTTGTCTAAACCGTCAAAAAGCGGTGGTATCATTCCGTTGCTGAATTCATGTGCAAACAAGTAAGTGCTTCGCGGTTCGTTGTAACTGTCAATTAACTGTTCTGCTTGTTCAAGTGAAACTGTTCGCTTTCCTCTTATCTGATTGCTTATTAGTGCTGGCGTTACATAACTATCTATCGCTAGCTCTTTTTGCGTGCGAGTTTCTGCTAAAACTTGCATCGCGGCTGTTGCTGATGTTGATTTTTGAAACATAATATCTCAATCCTTTTTGTTTATTTTTTAGCGACTAATTAACAACTTATCGTTATATACTGTTGTTAGTCGCTCCCCGTGACTAAGTTGTCTGCATAAGCGTCGTTGTGGTAGGCGGTGCTTAGCTTAAAACTAAACCATGTTCTTCAAGTAATTTGTTTAATAGGTAAACTTGCCCTTTGCCGGTCACTCTCGGCGTGTATGTTGTCACCATTAATCCATTCCTATCTGTATGAATATGCGTTTTTTGCTCGAATAATCCCAAGTTCATTGCCTTTTGCGATGGCTTGTTATAATAAGTCCCTTTATTTAGCAAATATCCGCTTCCTCTTAGCCATTCAAAAAGCCTGTTTTGCCCAATATCTAAGCCATTTTGTTTAAGGATTGTCGCTAAGTCTTTTACTAAAACTGTATTCTCGCTCGTTTGTACAGCATCTGCAAAAATCACTTTCGGTTTTTGTTCCTCGATTTGCTTTAATGCTTCTTGCTTCTCTTGTTGCTCCTCAATCCACTTTTTAGCTCTAGCGACTGGGTCATCTATCATGTAAGAAAATGCTGGATATTCAGTTGCTAATTTCCTCGCTTGTTTTTCTACTTCAATGAAGTACTTTCTAATTGCTCGACCCATTTCATTGTTTTGTACCATTGCTAATTCTTTAGCAGTGTCTAAAGTTAATAAGTATTCTGTTCTGGGTCTACCGAATGTACTTTCTCCCAAAATTGGGAAATAGTCTTCATCCTTTGAAAATCCATAATTACTAAGCTTGTCAGTAATCCAAGTAGTGAATTTTTTTCCAACTTGCAAGCTTTGATGTAGTTCCCGTGCATTTACAAATTTCTCGCCTTTTTCATTTTCTAAAACTGGCAACATTTCATTTGCAATTACTTGTAAATTTGACATTTTGTTCTCCTTTCTGTTCGCCCTTTCACAGTGCTATAGTTTTTGTGAAGGGAGGTGGGTAAAATGACTAAATTAATAATTAATGAATTTGATTTTTCTTTAAATGCATCAAATTATCATATTCTGAATGACTTAATATGTGTGGAATCTACATTAAACAATTCAGAACTAAACTCATTTATCGAATTATATAAATCTCATTTAACCGATGAAGAATCTTTCGATTTTATGTTTGATAATAAAAAATACTATGGTAGATTTGGCAGATTTGTATTTGATTCCAAAGGAAAAATTCAATTATTCTTAACAACTAAACCTTTTGTAATTGATGAAAACACCTATACTTATTCATCCGTAACAAGAAACGAAGTAGAGTATTACAATACTTCTAAAGTTTTAGTCGATTTAGAGAAAAGATTTAATTCCTTGATTGACTTACTAAAAAAGAAAGAACTTATAAACGAAGACGAAACAGATATCTTTGCTGGATATTTAACGTCATATGAAGAAGGTATTAAGATTAAAACTGAAGTAGCAGATTTAGATGAATATCTAAAAGAAACTCATGAAACAATTGAAGATATTAAAAATCAGTACTTGGAGTAGCAAAATGTCTTAATTTTATACTCTTTTCTGCCTCTCTTATTTCTTCCTTAGAATTCACCTTAATTTCTAACGAGTTTATAGTGCTAGCCAAGTCTTCCACCAAAGATTTGGCTTCACTTAATCTCTTTTCTAACAAAGCGGCGTTTTCTATGGAATCCTCTACTCCATTCAGCTCTACTTCCATTTCGATGATTTTTAGCTCTTGATCTTTTTCAAGTAAATCTAAAATGTTTTTTATAGTGTTGCACTTAACGAATAATCTATTCTCTTTTTCATTACCATTTTCTAAAATTGTTTCTAATTTAATAATTGCTTGTTTGATGTTATTCATTTTTCTTCCTCCTCTATTTGTTTTAAAAAAGCCTCTACTTCTAAACCATCCACATCTATTCTTTCTGGATAGCATTCAATAATTAACTTTGGTCGTTTACCGCCTAGTATTTCTAAATGAACACCTGTTACAAATCGTCCTACTTTCCAGTCACCAAGTTGAATGGCATTATATGCAGACCCATCTTCTCTTTGACTAGTTTTGATTGACAAAGTTAACTCTTCGTTACTCATGTTCTAGCCTCCTATTTTCTTTTGCCCAAATCGCCGTTAGTTTTTTCCGATAATCTATTAACTAATGAATTAATTTCTGAATAAAGTTCCGGCAAAATACTTAAATCGCTAAAATCTTCTCCAGTTATACTTAATTCAATGGTGAGTACTGACTCTTTTCTATTTCTCTTGGTTAGGAAAGAGTTTGTAAATGCAATTTTCCTCATTTTCTAGCCTCCTGTACTTATTAGACACAATATGTGTCTTTGTTATTAAAAAAAATATCTTCAATCGGAACATTGTAGTAATTAGCAATTTTGTTAGCTAAATTTAGAGAGGGGGTTCTATCTCCCCTTTCAATTGCACCAAGCATTTGAGGAGTCACGCCCAAATCTTTTGATACATCTTGTCTAGAGCGCTTGCCTCTCAATTTAACAAGCTTTTCTCTCAAATTGTTCACCTCCTAAAAAGAAACACTTCGTTTCTCGATAAACAAACTATATCAGAAACATATCGTTTCTGTCAAGCATTTTTAGAAACTTTTTGTTTCTTTTGATTTTTTTAATAGACTAGAAACTATTTGTTTCTTATAATTAGTGTAATAAATACAAAAGAAGGTGTTAAAAGTGTTTGGCAATAGACTTTCAGAACTAAGAAAGAAAAAAGGAATATCTCAGTACAAGTTAGCTGATGAATTAGGCTTTTCTCGCGGTCAGATTGCTAATTATGAGCAAGGTTCAAGAGAACCAGATTATTCCACATTACTTAAAATTGCTGAATATTTCAATGTGACGACTGATTATCTATTAGGAAAAGAAGCATTCGACAACAGCGACTTACTTGCAGCTCATATCGATGATGACTTAACAGAAGATGAAAGAATAGAAATAGAAAAATACCTCAAGTTTATACGTTCGCAAAAAGAGGAATAGCCTAAATACAATTTTTTAGGAGGCTCATAGATGAATAAAACAAGTTCTGAACTAAAACAAGAATTTCCGGAATTGAATTTCATTATTGATAACAGCTTGCCGACGAAATTATTTGGCTTTATACAAAATAAAGTTGTCCATTTGCATCCATCGTTAACAGAAAGTGAGCTTAGATGTACTATTATAGAAGAGGCAATGCATTGGAAATACACCGTTGGGGATATAACAAATTTTAATAACATCGATAATATTAAACAAGAAAAATTCGCTCGTCGTAAATCTCATGAATACTTAGTAAATTTACAAACACTTGCTTTATGCTACGATCTTGGCTACAGAACATATTATGAAGCTGCTACTTTTTTAAATGTTACTGAAAAATTTTTGATTGAAGTAGTAGAGAATTATAGAGAAAAATATGGACTAATGTATAATAATGGTAATTATATTATACATTTTGGCTCTACCATTCAAGTTTTCCAGGAGGATAACTCTTTTTATCCTTATGATTATGGGTGCTAAATATAAAAATATAGGGAGAGATGAATATGAAAAAATGGATAGTTTTATGTTTTATATTATCGCTTAGCTTAGTACTATATGCGTGCGGAGAACCAGAACTAGATATTAGTGATAGTACTGGAAAAGGATATTATTTAAACCAAACAGGAAAAACCTCTGATAATGCAAAAATAACATTAAAGGATGAAAACGGGGACTCAAAAAAAATCGAGACAGATAATAATAGTTTTACTATGCTTTTTCCTAGGCTTAATTCGAAGGCAACTTATACCGTATTAGCTGAAAAGGACGAAAAAACCTCGGAGACCGAAATTGTTGTTCCAAAACAAAAAAAACTTGTTTCCTATGAAGATTTACAAGGACAGTTTAACTATATTTTTGAAACAGAAGATGATTTATCTATCTCTCTTCCTGAATCAGTAACTAGTGACGCTGAAGTAACTAATGGATTTAAAATAATGTCTGATGGTAATAACGTGATGTCGTTACTATTAACATATAGCTCTAACGATAAAATAGGTATTACAGATTATAATGATTTTACTTATTCAATTGCAGCTATTATGATGTCATTAGATTCAGAAAACGGTTTAGATAAGGTACTTAATGCTCTCAATAACAGCATGGATGATCAAAAAGATACAAAAGTTTCTGTTAATGAGATTACATATCAATTTTCAACAATCAATACTAGTACAACAAATTTAACCACTTTAGAAATATATCCAAGTTGATAACTATTCCTGTCATAGTAATTTTAATAATTATGTTTTTATAAAAAGGAGATGCGGGATGAGCAAGTATAGACACTTGTTAAAAAAATGGTGGTTATGGATGATTTTATTGTTAATTATATTAAGTTTGTTTTATGGTATATGGGTTCTTTTATTTTTCGCTGCTCTAGCGACTTTAACATTTGCTATAATAAAAGTGATTAAAAAAGAAAATCGCCGAAAATATACGTTAATCATTATAGCAACAACAGTCTTGCTTCTTACTTTTTCTCTAATAAGAACAGTTCAACTTTATAATTATATTGTAGAGCACCCAGAGGAAAATGTAACAATAGATGACTCAAAAGAAGATACTAAAGAAGATGCCAAAACAGACGAAGTAGAAGAAACAGAAGAAATGGATCAAGCAGATGCTTCTACGTCATATACAGTCACCCAAGAAGGTGTAGAGTCTTTTAACGAGTCTATTAATCGATTAATTTCTGAATCCAATGGAATACTAATAAAAGTGGTTCCATTCGAAAATGAATATGATATGTTAATTGCATATGTAAATCAAGACTTAAAATATCAAGATGAAACAATCAAACAAAAAAATGCCGATTATTTAGGGAGCGAAATACAACAACGCGCTCTCGGTACTCTTTTTGGAGGAGATAATAACCAAAGGCCTATGGTCGAGATAAGATATGAGGATAATATAAAGATGGCTGGGAGCAGTGCTTTCAACAAAACTCAAATGAAACTCACAGACAAATAAATCATAAAAGAAAGCCATAAGGCTTTTCTTTTTACCGAAATAAAGAACATATGTGCGAAAGGAGAAAGGAAATGAAGGCAGCTATTTATATACGCGTTTCTACTCAAGAGCAAGTAGAAAATTATTCAATACAAGCTCAAACTGAAAAACTAACAGCATTGTGCCGCTCGAAGGACTGGGACGTATACGATATTTTCATTGACGGCGGATACTCCGGCTCAAATATGAATCGTCCCGCACTAAATGAAATGCTAAGTAAACTACACGAAATTGATGCTGTAGTCGTATATCGATTAGACAGACTATCCCGCTCTCAAAGAGATACTATAACGCTTATTGAAGAATACTTCTTAAAAAACAATGTAGAGTTTGTCAGTTTGTCTGAAACTCTTGACACCTCTAGCCCCTTTGGACGCGCGATGATTGGTATATTGTCTGTCTTCGCACAATTAGAGCGCGAAACAATCCGAGATCGAATGGTAATGGGTAAAATTAAGCGTATTGAAGCAGGTCTTCCGTTAACGACTGCGAAAGGTAGAACATTCGGCTATGATGTTATAGATACAAAATTATACATTAATGAAGAAGAAGCAAAACAGCTACGATTGATTTATGATATTTTCGAAGAAGAACAAAGTATTACTTTTTTACAGAAAAGACTAAAAAAATTAGGCTTTAAAGTTAGAACATATAATCGCTATAACAACTGGCTAACTAATGATTTGTATTGTGGTTATGTTTCATATAAAGATAAAGTTCATGTAAAAGGTATTCACGAGCCTATTATCAGTGAAGAGCAATTCTATAGAGTTCAAGAAATATTTTCTCGCATGGGTAAAAATCCAAATATGAATAAAGAATCAGCTTCATTGTTAAATAATTTGGTAGTATGCAGTAAATGCGGGTTGGGCTTTGTCCATCGGAGAAAGGACACTGTATCTCGCGGAAAGAAATATCATTATAGGTATTATAGTTGCAAGACCTATAAACATACTCATGAACTCGAAAAATGCGGAAACAAAATTTGGAGAGCCGACAAACTCGAAGAATTAATCATTGATCGCGTAAATAATTATAGTTTCGCTTCTAGGAATATAGATAAAGAAGACGAATTAGATAGTTTAAACGAAAAACTTAAAATAGAACATGCAAAAAAGAAGCGGCTGTTTGATTTATATATAAATGGGTCGTATGAAGTTTCAGAACTTGATTCTATGATGAACGATATTGATGCGCAAATTAATTACTATGAAGCTCAAATAGAAGCAAACGAGGAATTGAAGAAGAATAAAAAGATACAAGAAAATTTAGCAGATTTAGCAACAGTTGATTTTAACTCTTTAGAGTTCAGAGAAAAGCAACTTTATTTAAAATCACTAATTAATAAAATTTATATCGACGGTGAACAAGTTACTATTGAATGGCTCTAG